GAATTACGACGTTCAACCGAAAAAGATATACCTTTAATGGAAGATTCCCGTCTGGTACCAATCTCTATGGAACCAGACAAATTATCATATAAAGAAATGGTAGATGCAGCTATAGGGTTTACGCTAACCGAAGGTTCCCCAGCAGCACCACTACGTTCTTTGTTTACTGGGGATGCAGATAGGCTACAAAGTGCTTATGCTGATGGAACCACCAACAATGTATTTTGTTGGATATGTGGTGGAAAAATATCTGATAAAGAAATTAAAAATTCAGGTAATAGAGGTGAATCTGACCATTTATTACCAGTAACATCGTTATTTCAATCAGGAGTTGCAACAAAGTTGTATAATATAGATGATTTAATCACCCGTGGATTCAATGGAAAACATGCACTTATTCAACCAGCATGTTCACTATGTAATGGTGTAAAAAGTGATACGTCACTTTTGGATACGATATTCGTAAAATCTACTGCTGATAAAAAAACAATTTATGCAATTGGTAAATCTAGTGATTTGACCGCTGTTAAACAAAGAATAGACCCAATCGGTCCAGCATCTAGACAAACTATAAAAATACTATTTGATAGAATCTGCAGAGCAGCAACATCCACAGAATATATACGCGGGTATGGTATTGAACACTTTGGATATGAGAACAAAGATGAACACACTTCTAAAAAAGAAAAAAACGATTGGACTAATTCACGAGTAGAAAGAATGTATACAATGATGACTGAATTAGCTGAAAAACTCACAGGTGAAAATGCAGCTTTTATAAATTCATCACACGATGAACGCCATAATGACAGAAGAATGCATCTATTAACATCTGTCCTCAACACATACGAAAATTTGGGTCCTGAATTTATACATAATTTATTAAATAACGAAAATGTTGTATATAAAGGTATGCAATTTACAAATGATAAAACATTAGATACTACATCATATAGTACTTATGTTTTATCAGATTATTTATTACTATCATTAAATTCTATATTGGATGATGACATACGTAACGTTATTGAAGATGCAATCAAAATAGAAAGAAATAAGTTAGAAAAAATGGAATTTACCGAAACTGATTGTCCTGTGTTTAAACCCATAATTATGGAGGCATTTAATGCAGTAAATTATGCATTATGTGAAAAAATAAATGGCCCATCTATAATAGAACAGATTTTAGCCCAAATGAAACAAGGTGAGCGTTCCAATGAATATATTATGCAAAAAGTTGTATTTGATATTATGAAACTAATTTATTTAAATATCATAAATTTAGATGAAAATTTTAAAAAATATTTAACATCACATCCTAGTAGTAATAACACAAGGAAAGTAAAATTAGAAAAAATATTTGAACTTGCAGTAGTCGTTATGTGTAAAGAATTAAAAAACTCTTATGGTATTCCAGTAGTAAAAAAAATTGTGGAAATGTTACTATGTATTTTCCAAGATAATCGTTTTTTTGGGTTTTCTTATAAAGAAAAAATACCAATTTCTGAAATTATTGCGAAGATGTTATTCCCGAATGAATCAATAACACCAAAAATTCAATATGCCATAATTACAAATGGTAAACCTGAAAATAACAGTAATAACAGTAATAACAAATTGAAATTTATGCCCGAAAGTGTAATCCAAAATACAACATATGGTCCTATTTCTGAGTGGATACTACAAGGTTTACAAGAACTTAAAAAAGAAGATATAAACGATGATACGGTTTACGATTTAATACAAGATATGATTACATCAAAGACCCCCTAAGAGCACCTTCGGTGTCCGAAGGACCTACAAACGTATAACCCTGAGAATCAATAATTTTACACATATTTTTCCAACACACATCGTGGTATCAAATGTTCTTTCATCAATTCCAATTTTTTGAAACATTTGTTGATGGTGACTTCGCTGACCCCACAAATCGCCTTAATGTCCATCTTGGTGATGTTCAATTGACAATTGTGTGAAATGAAAAACACGATTCCGGCTGCCACTGCGTGAGGTGTATTGTTGTTAATAATACACTGATCTTCCACCTTTTTCGCAATGAATTTCGACAACAAAATCAATTCACCATTGATGTTGAGACGACTACAAAAACGCTCAATAAACGCAATCGGTTTGGTCAATCCCAATTCAGTTTGTTGTGATGGGTCGTAATTGCGTTCAATGTTGTGTAGAATTTTAACCGCCGTAGAACAACCCGCCGTTGCGCTGGCCTTGTCTAATCGGAAAATTTCCGCAATTTCATGGGCAGTTCTCGGACAACCATTGAGACGACACGAAATATAAATCGACGCGGATTTGATACCATCCCGATTCATACCGCGAAACATTTTTTGTTCCGAAATATCCTTGTGAATGGCCACCGCATCATCAATGAAAATCTTGGGAATACCCGCGTTTTGCGCCATAATGGTGATGAACTGGAATTCATCATAGAGAGATTTTTCCCTGTGCGGCATGGATTGCCATTCGGTCCATTTCCGGATTTTACGCATTTCATATGTGGAAGAATTTGACACCAATACTTTACAAGCAAACGAGGATTCGACCAAGAGGGGATTGATGGGATTTCCACATCGTGTGGGGTCAGACTGATTCTTGTCATCCGCACCGTAGAAACGCCACTCGGGGGAATAATCCAGTGTTTTTACGTTGATATGTGCGCACTCTTTATTCGCACATGTAGGGAATCCATCTTCCGAAATAATCAAACAAGTTTTGCACATGTGACATATATCGAATTCATGTGAACTGTGTTGTTTGGATAATTTTTCGTCCGTCCACTGCGAACTTGGTTGGTTTTCTTTTGAATCACCACCTTCATTGACTTGTGAAGCCCTCAACTTTGCGTTTTTGGCGTCTTTGGTAAAGAGACTCTGTACTTTCTTGGAATTCGATTCGTCCATACATGTTGGTCCCAACCTAACTCTGAAGGTAGCGGCGCTACTATGTAGCGAGGAAGAGTGTGTAGTAAGTGGATCTGTTTCGCTGCTATTTTTATCGGCATCAAACATTTCCCACAACTTTTCCTTCTCTTTTTTAGACAAACATCTGTGATTTTTTTGTGTTTTGTTGGATTTTTTACGGATATTTTTCTCCGCTGTCGCTACGGAAAAATGCTCCAAATCCGTATTGCTCTGTATATTTGGCTCTAACTTTAGTGTAGATTTTTCACACACCAAAGGTGTCGAAAAAGTTACTAACTTCGTAGGAGAGCATTTACCGGAGAAGTTTGGGGGGCGCTTGACGCGTATTTTGATAATAATTTTTGCAGGTTCCATCAAAATAACTTATTTCATGGACATAATCAGATTATTTGTATATATCAATTTTACACCTTTTCACTTTTTTTCTCCGCCCAAACGGATAACAAAATCTCAATATTACATATAGTAGTATGTCAGCAGACCCACAAATAGTAGAAACCGCAATTAATAGAATATTAGATAACGCTTTTACGATTGCTGATAAAGAAATATGTAGTAAAATACCTGATATGATTAAAAAACGTTCTGAAAAAATAATAGGAAAATTAATAGGAGACATGGGTAAACAAGCAAAAATATTAAAAAAAGATATGGAAGATAGATTTAATAAAGATATCAAAAGCGAATTAAAAAAAACCATTACTATAGCAGGGGTTACTTATAAAGATACAATAGATGCTTTAATCAAACAGAATATTCCAATTCAAACTGCGGCTACTCCATCAGCAATTGTACCAGCAGCAGGCGGAAGAAAACGCAGTTCCAATAGAAAGCGTGCGAATCGTACTAAAAAAATACGTGTAACTAGACATAAAAGATGATAATACTATCGAACATAATTTGTAACAAAATATCACAATAATATAAATGTCCATCAGCAAAGGTTCCATTGAAAAAATAAAAAACCACGTACTAAAAATATTAGATGGAAAAATATGTAGTGAATTAAATAAATTATTTGATGAACGAGAATATGAAATATATAGGTCTGTTTTAGAAGCCACGTTTAGTAAAAAATACGAAGAAGATATTTACAATGCTTGTCTTGGAACCGCTTTGACTGCTTTTGATCCCGCAAACAATGAACTAAAAATATTAGAAGGAATTGACAAATCATTGAAAAAAAAAAACAGACCCAATACCAATATTACAAAAAAATATAACGAGAAATTAAAAAAAGAAAAACAACCCTTGTTTCGTTTTTTATCAAGTACTGATGATACACCTATTGTTTTGAAAAGCAAAAAAATGATAGATGATTTCAACAATTTAAAAAAACGTGATTTACAATTTTCACAAAAACGCGAAAAACGAGCTACACAAAAAAATACATTATCGCTTTCTGACACAGGAAGTATAGCTTACACTGGGTTTAAAGCTGCCCAGTCTTTTTTTTAATTGATTTTTTTAATTGATTTTTTTATCTAATTTTTCAAAAAGATCCATACTATACACCAAATTACCAGTTGGTTTGTAGTTTTTAATTGGAATATAATGTTTTTGTTCTTTAGTAGGTGGTTGTGAAGCATTCTGTTGATGAAACAATGAATTATCCAGATGATTGTCGGAAATCATCACCGCATTCGGGTCCTCATCCATGTGTTTATGGTCGATAACAACACCCTTTTCATTCAATACAATTCCCATTTTTTTCTTAATTTCATTTCTCACATAAGACGGTACCCAATTGTGCCACGAAATAAACAGGGTATTGGGATGAACATATTTTATATGAAACCCATTTTTCTCCAACTGCGATACTAAATAACCCATACATTCACCCTTGTCGTAAATAGGTTCTCCTACAATATATTCAGGAACCGCAAACCATATGAAATTTTCTGTATGCTTTTTTTGGCGAGCTGTGTACTGAATACGTTTGTGGATTCTTCCCAATATTTTGTTGAAAATAGAGATTTGTTTCAAATCGCGGCGCTGTTTTTTTTCATACAAATCGTCAATATTAATTTTGGTATTGGTATCTTCTTCGTCCGGCATGATAAAAATCGACATTGTTTGGGAGAACTGTAAATAATTTACAGTATAGAAAACATAAAGATTTTTTATGTGGTATTTTATCGTAAAAAATGACGAAAAATATTGGAGGATTTTTCCGTAGCGATAGCGGAGAAAAATCTCCTAATAACGAAGGACGAAGTCCCAAGGACGGTCTCCGACCGTCCAGGGTGGATGCGCCTACGGCGCATTTACCGGAGTTGTTTGATATATCTTGTAATATGGTTCTGGTAGCAGATTCTTTGGAAAATTCAACAAGATCACTCACTAAGGATTTTACAATTAAACACCTGGTGTTGTCGGGTGGTGGGGTATCTGGATTCACTTTTTACGGAATATTGCGCGAAACACATCGTATTGGATTGTGGAAATTGGAGAATATTGAAACCATGTATGGTACATCGATTGGTGCGGTTTTGTCCGTAATGTTGGCTCTCGGATATGAATGGGACATATTAGATACATATTTGATCAAACGACCCTGGCAAAACATTTTCAAATTTGATCTGTATTCTGTGTTGAATGTTTTTGATAAAAAGGGTATTTTTAATATCAAAATTTTCGAAGAGATGTTGGCGCCACTATTTGCCGGTATGGAAATTCCTCTTGATATTACCATGAAGGAATTTTATGAAAAAACTGGAAAAGAAATACACATGTTCTCCACCGAATTGAATTCCATGCAACCCGTAGATATTTCTTACAAAACACATCCCGATTGGAAAGTCATTCAGGGAATTTACTGTTCCTCTACGTTGCCTATTGTTTTTGAACCTTTTATTGAAGTTCAACCCGGAGAACTGGATGGTACGGACATTAAAAACTGCTATATTGATGGCGGTTTTTTTATCAATTATCCGTTGGATAACTGTATTCAAGACACCGGTGCGGAACTAGACGAAATACTTGCTGTAAATAAGCTCCAAAATACGTCTGACATACCGATTGGTACAGAATCCACTTTTTTTGACTACATATTAATTGCTTTTAATCGCGTGTTTGAAATTGTATTAAAACAATATCAGGGTGAAGATACTGTTAAAATACCCCATGAATATACCATCATTGATAGTGCGATTACTATACAATCTATTATTGATACTGCGTCATCTGTTGATGAACGAATACGATTAATACAAGTTGGTGTGGATATTGTTTCATCTTCGCTGTTAGGATAAACTTCTCCGGACTTTGTCCTACCTGCGGAGAGAAGTCAGTAACTTTTTCGACACCTTTGTAGATTTTCCGTACACATTTGGTGTCGGAAAAATTACTAACAACGAAGGTCGAAGACCTGAGTTGTTTGGTGTGCGAAAAATCTACAGTTATAGACCCTTGACGATAGTTTCGAATTCTTGTTTGGCTTCTTCGGGTCCTATCCTTTGAAACACATTGAAGTGTAACATGCGTAAAAAAAGAGTATTTAATTGTTTCGCGACAGATTCCGGTATTAAATCGACCGTTCTGTGTAATATATATATGAGTGAAACACCCAACCCATACACATCCATGGTATTTATGAAAGCATTCATAAAATCGTCGTAGGAATGTTCGTCGATTTCTTTGAACAAAAATGTGTGAAAATCTTCTATATGCTGCTTAACCATATCTAATAATTGTGTTTCGGAATCCGAGGCATGCCCGTAAGATTTTTCGGTGACTTCCATGAAATAATTGATATGTCCATCCTGGTCGTCTTCCACGTCTTTAACAAAATCTTTGAATTCTTTTTCTCGTAAAGCAAATTGTGTCTGACTTTTTTCACCCTCAGTTATTTTGTTAAATTTATCTTTATTTGTCAAAATGATTTCGGGAGGGTATGACCAATGTAAACTGTTATTGTAGTATTTCGATTCTTCGCACATTTTTCTTACGTCATTGGAGAACAATGTGAGTCCAAAATCGATGAAATTCGTGCGTTTTTTTTTCATATCATACACAATATTCTGGGGTTTTACATCATTGTGCAATACCCCGTTTTTTTTAAAAAGTAGTAGACCGTCAAACATCCGGCGACATTCCAACCAAAAATCCTTCATTATTTTTTGGTATTTTTTTAGGCTGTTATTAGATGATTGTTTATCGACCCAATGCGCAAATTGTTTTATGTTTAAGCCGCCATATTCCATGATCAATAAATCATATTCGTCTAATTTTTTCTCTGAAAAATGTTCGCATTTTTTTACCGATTTTTTCGCCATTTCTGTTTTTTTCGGAGAACATTTTGTGGGATATCCCACATAATATTGGTGAGATGGGTCGATGTGTTTCATGATATTGTATTCTACCATTTCATTCGCGGATTCTGACTTCTTCATTATTTTCGATATTTTATTCTTATAATGGAAGGATTTCATTGTTTTTCGACATTTTAAACTGGGTTTAAGTACACATCCATATTTACCTTCACCAATGATTTGTGAGGTTTTTACCGTTTTTACCATGTCAATATAACAGATATATTATGTTGACAAAAACAACTCCGGACTTTGTCCTACGAAGTTAGTAATTTTTTCAACACCTTTGGTGTGCGAAAAATCTACAGAGTCGTTTATGTTGTTGAAGTAATTGTAGTGACAAATGTTGCTAAACCATTTGCTGATATCTTCGAGTCAAAATCGATCACTTTACCATTATCAAAAGTTACTTTTACAGTAGGATAGCCTTCAATATTGTATGTTTTAATCATCTCAGTTATTTTCGAATCGGATGTATCTGTACAATCAATGTCGTGACAAAACACGTTATAACCGTTTACTACTGTTCCATTCATTTTGTTGGTAAATTTTTGCCATTCAGGCGCTGCTTTTATACAGTGAGGACACCAATCGACATGGAAAAAATAAATATCTAGATTCTGTCCGCGACGGTCAGTATTGGCAATGTTCGCTGAAGGAGGTTTCGCAACGGCAGGTTTAATAAAGGAATTGTAGGAATAAATACTCACTAAAATAAATAAGATAATTACCACAAGTAGCCAAACATATTTACGAGCTGGACGTATAAAATCATATACGGCATTAATAAATCGTGACATTTCTATATACATATTCAATATATTTTTTTGCAGTATTTTATCCGAATTCACAAAAATATACGCATACATTATATTGATTTTCAAGGGTGAACATAATGGTAAATAATGGGTCTAGGAAAAAAACCCGTAATACACGACGTAACACTAATAATATTAAATCTCCGGAATCTATGATGATATACACGGACCAAGATTACAATAGCAATGATGGTATGTTAACCAGTGTATGGGGGCCCAGTATGTGGCATTACCTCCATACAATGAGCTTCAATTATCCTGTTCATCCTAGTAAAGAAGACAAAACTCATTATTTTCGTTTCATCTACAGTTTAAAATGGGTCTTGCCCTGCGGTAAATGCCGCAAAAATTTGCGCAAAAATTTTCAGAAATTACCCTTGAAAATGTCGCACATGGATTCTCGTGCTACGTTCTCCAAATATCTGTATGACCTCCACGAATTGATCAATACTATGCTCGGGAAGAAATCTGGATTAAATTATGAAATGATACGAGAACGTTACGAACATTTCCGAGCGAGATGTGTGAAAGATTTGAATGCGATTCGTTTCAAAACACAATCATTGAATAAAACCATGAAAAAACATTATAAAATGAATGAAAAAGGATGTATTGTGCCTCTTTATGGAAAGAAAACAAAATGTGTTCTCAAAATTGTTCCTGCTGAAGAGAAATGCGAGTCTTTTCAAGACGGATAACCATCTATTCGCTTAGAAAACTCCGTACCATAGTTCAAATTTATATGTTAGTAATATATAAATTTGTTATAGTAAGGGTAAATGAATTCACAAAATGATAAACAATTGGATTCTGAATTAAGGCAGCTAACCCCATCAGACACCATAATTACCAAAGATACATCAGAATTGTCTCGAGAAAAACAAATCCCTTTTTGGTCAGTGAATCCCAATGTTCTCTTTCAACATGAATATATGTTGGAATTCTTCCCTGTTGAAACCATGACCTATGAACAAAAATTAAATGCCATTTCTCGTGCGGTCATTGTATTGGGCGTGACAGGGTTTATTTTCACACGGAGTATACGTATTTTGGTTGTTTCGTTGATTACTTTGGGTGCTATTTACATTCTTCATTCTTTTCAGGACAACAAAAAAAAACAATCTGAAAAAAAAACAGACACGGAAGGTTTTGCAAATCAAGCCGATGATGTGTTGAAACAATATCAATATGCCAAAAATCCGGAGGTGTTTGATGAACCCACATCGGAGAACCCGTTTAGTAATGTATTGATCCCTGATTATGAGTATAATCCGGATAAAAAACCCGCCCCGCCCGCATTTAATGGCACGGTCAATGATAACATTTTGGTTCAAGCCAAAAAATTAGTGAGCGAGCTCAACCCAGGACAACCAGATATTTCCGACAAATTATTCAAGGATTTAGGAGAACAATATGTGTTTGAACAATCCATGCGCCAATTTAATTCGAATCCGGCTACCACCATACCGAATGACCAGAAAGGTTTTGCCGAATTTTGTTACGGTTCCATGGTTTCATCACGTGATGGTAATCCATTCGCTCTGGCACGTAATTTACCCCGTTACAATAACTACTAATACAGGAACCCTGCGGGTTCCTCGTACGCTCCTCCGCCAAGAAATGCCCCCTACGGGGGCATAACGACACGTTGATTCTCGCTGTTATATCGGAAGGAGGGGGCGTACGGGTCTGAGGCCCAAAGGGCCTCCACCTTGAGCACCGAAGGTGCTCTGAGGGGAACCAAGGTTCCCCGTATTATTTTTATAATACAATATATAGCCATATTACATTAGTATATTTGTGTATTATATATGACATCTATTAGTGATTTTTTGTTCAATAATCTTGGTCGTATTGGCTCTGAAAACGTAGACAATACTCAACGCAATTTAGCGAATTCACGATATGCGAATTACATGTTGGAACCTCCTAGTGATGCCACTCTGTCAGACAGCCATATGTTGTTTGCTACTCAACAACCGAAAATTAACTTCCGTGGCGGTGGTGGTGGTGTCGGCATTCCCGGAGGTATCATTGATTACGACTCGATGCTCTTGATTAAGAGTGACCAACAACGCGCGTTTGAACCTCTACAACTCATTCAACGCCCATTTGCCACGGTGCCTTATTTAGGAAAAGGTTCGGTGGACCCTGTCTTAGAGGCTCAACTCATGCAGGGCGAAGCTGTCAGTGACCGCAAAAGTATGACCACAGTCATGGACAAGCCTTATATTGATTACAATTCTTATCCGTTAATGAATGACGTCAAAGAACGCGTTACAAATCCGGTCTATTCCGTGGAAGAAAGTGCGTTAAGCGGCTGGACCCGTGGTGGAGTTCCTACGCGTGAAATGAACTAGGCACTTGTTCGTTTTTCTCCATTCCAGGAAATTATTTAGAGTAAAATATAAATTATATATTGTTAATGTATAACAATATAAAAAATGTCTCACGATATGGGATCTATGAACCAAGTGTCCAGTCTCAAACCCGCAGCTTACGGTGGTAAGCGTTCCCGCAAAAACCGTAGCTCCAAGCGCCATGGTGGCACCACATTGAAGATGGGTGGCCGCAAGCACCGCAAGCACCGCAAGTCTAAGTCTAACAGACGTAAATAAACTTCTTCGTACTTCGGTATGAGATAATATAATTTTTATCAAACCAACATAAACATTGTTTTGATATTTTATCAAACTCTTACGGTAGCGAGCTACCTTTGGAGTTAGGTATGGACCAAAATAATCGGATGTATCATGACAATGCTGAATATCGCGAGGCATTGCGCCAATTTTTTAAGATGGATATGAATATTATTTTGGAGAACCTGCGAAAAACATATGCGGATTTTGACACATTTGACGAAGAAACACGTGATGAATTGTTGTTCGATACTGAAGCTGTGGAGGAGGGTATGAATACTTTGTTTAATAAAACCCGGACCATTCCTATGTTTCATGAATTGTATGTGGCCGCAGCGGGCGCCATGTTGTCCGAAAATCCGGACATTGGTTTAGCCGTTTTAATGTCGTATGATTATTTTGCGGATTTTTCTGCGTCATTGACTGCTTATTTTGATGCGCCTGATACGTTATCTGGGTGCGAATCTTGGGTAAGGTTACATAACAAACTCATGTCCAAAAAATAATGACATTCTATACTATATTGTATTGTATTGAATATGACTTCTACAAGAGACCGCAATACACCTGGTAATTATAAAATGAACAAGCAAATTAGCATTTTTCCCGGACAATACCAGGAATATGCCCATTCTTCGTACGGCATTGCGCCTCGCACGTATATGCCAGGTACGGGGTTGATTGGTGCGCGCATTCCTCGTTCCGAATTGTCACATAATTCATGTGACATTGAATCACTGTTGTTTGGTATTGGCTCTTCGGATATGGAGGTACAACGTCCTGTTGTGAAACCGCAACTTCAACAACATACTATTTTGAACATTCACGAATTGTTGCCGCTGATTGTTCCTCCGCCCATTGTTGCTGATATTCAGGAGCAAAAACCTTTGTGGCTAAACTAATACAGGAACCCGCAGGGTTGGCAAAATATAGGAACCTAAAAGGTTCCTATATTTTACCGTATTACCACCCTGCCATTTCATGGCAGGGTGGAACGACCCTCGTACGCTCCTCCGCCAAGAAATGCCCCCCTATTGAGCACCTTTGGTGCTCAGATGGGGGCATAACAACAAGTAAATTCATGCTGTTACACCGGAAGGAGGGGTCAGAGACCCGTATCTACGCATTTTATAAGTAATGCCTCTTTTTCCTCTCGACGGATTGCGTTTGAATGAACTGTTTTTACTAGCTGGTCGTGGTTTTGACGGTATTTCGGATTTGAGGATGTGATATTCTGTCGGATTGTTATCTTGTTCTTCCTCTTCTTCCTCTTCTTCCTCTTGTTCTTCATCTTCGATAAGGAGTGATTCCGGCGATTCCTCAACATCCAAATGTATTTCGGGTTCTTTCATGATAAAAATGGGGTTTTCATCGTCCGCTAATTCTTGAAAGATACCTTCTGGGGACGAGAGCAAGTCCTCCAGTATTTCTCCGTAATCCACGTCGTCGTAATTTTGTTGGGGAGGAAGCAGTGGACATCGATAGAAATTGACACAAGCACGGTCATTGTGGTTGACATGAGAACCGTCGGGGAAAAACTCTATCGGTATCTCTATTTTGGCTAAAATAATGCGACGTTTGTCACGAGATTTCTGAACATGAGAGGTCGTTGATGTGAATTCTTGAAACATATTATTTTTCGATACAATAATATATTTTTTTGTTTTATGTGATTTTTGAACATTAACCTCTATTGTGACCCTATTATTTTCTTCCTTTTTCGTTTTTAAATAATATTGTATCTATCTCTTTCATAAGTTCAAGCCATTTATTTATGTTATTTTTATTTTCTTCATCTATGTCGCTAGTTAAAAATGATTCAATATTTAATTTATTAACAATTGATTGATACATTTCTAATATACTTTTTTTTGGTTTTTTTTGGTCTTCGTATAAATTCAACTCAAAATATAGCTCGATGGTGGTTTCAAGAAATTCTTTGGATAATCTTTTGATTTTTGCCTGTGCCTCTGTCTGTGCCTGTGCATTTACCGGTGTCTGTGCCTCTGTCTGTGCCTGTGCATTTACCGGTGTCTGTGCCTGTGCATTTACCGGTGCCTCTGCCTGTGCATTTGCCGGTGCCTCTGCCTGTGCATTTACCGGTGCCTCTGCCTGTGCATTTACCGGTGCCTCTGCCTGTGCATTTACCGGTGCCTCTGCCTGTGCATTTGCCGGTGCCTCTGCCTGTACCTGTTTATTTTTTAATTCTATAAGTGGAATACTAGTAATTAATTGTATCCATTTGTATGTTTCTCGTATGAGTGCTATAATTAAATCATTATACTTGGTATAAAGTGGTTCAATGCTTATTAAATCTTTTTTTTTCAGATTATTTTCACTATTAATGAAAATTTTTAAAAAATCGATGATTTTTAGTATGATATCTCTATTTTGGGTAATATCGGTATTATTTGTCGATTGATTTACTGTTATTTTTTCAATACATTTATTGATTAATAATCGTTTTATTTTTTCGTTTTTCGTAACTGATAATGGTTTTTTTTCATTATCGCTTTCCGCAGATACATCCGCACCTGTAGTTATTAAAAATTCAATTATTTTAATTCTATTTTGAGTTTGTATATCAGTAGCATCAGTAGCATCAGTAGCATCAGTAGCATCAGTAGCATCAGTAGCATCAGTAGCATCAGTAGCATCAGTAGCATCAGTAGTATAATTGTTATCATCACAAGCAATTATTAATAGTTGATTCAAAAATAGTTGATTAAAACTATTTTTTTTAATTAATGTTAAAATATTTTCTGTATTACCACTCTTAATTTGATTGATAATTGTTTCTTTGTCTGATTTATAATCTTCTGTTTCTGAAGATTGTGATTGTTGTTGTGGTGGTGCTTGTTGTTGTGGTTGTGGTGATATTTGTTGTTGTGGTAGTGGTGATGCTGGTAGTGGTGATGGTGTTGCTGCTTGTTTTAATACTTTTGCTCGTTTAAGTGTTTCAAGTGCATTTTTTACATTTGCCTTTTTTTGTATTTCAATTTCTGCTTGTTCTTGTGCTGCTCGTTCTTGTGCTGCTCGTTCTTGTTCTGCTTTTGCTGCTGCTTCTGCTTCTATTTTTGCTGCTTTTTCTGCTGCGTTTGCTCGAAGAAGGGCTGCTTTTTTACGTGATAGTTTTCCACGTACATTTTTTTGTATTTTAATTGCTGCTGCTGCTGCTCGTTCTGCTTGTGATGCTGCTTTACGTACATATCCCACTCTTTGTGCTTTTTCGTTTGGAGTTGTTGATTGTGAAGATATTGGTAGTGGTGTTGTTGGTCCTGATGTTTTTGGTTGTGAAGATGCTGGTTCCGAAATTATACGGTTAGATTGGGTGGTGGGTAATATTTTGTTTTTGGCACTATTTATATGTTCATAAATTTTTGTAACGGGATCTCCTAAAACGGGATTCTCTAATTGTGCTTTTCGTTCTCGTTCTTCTTGTGCTTTTCGTTCTCGTGCTTCTCGTTCTCGTGCTTCTCGTTCTCGTGCTTCTCGTTCTCGATCTGCTTGTGATTTTGCGTATTGTGATAGTAATGTTCTATTTTCTTGTAATTGTTCGTTTGATGCAAAAGGCATTTCAATAATATATTGTTATTTTATTTTTCATCTCTCAATTGAATTTGACCACAATCTTCACTGACTCCTTCTTGATACATTTACACGCCGAAATGGACAATTCTTCGCGCTTCTTGCGTGTTTTACCTGCTCCGCCATCTCCGTGTTCAATCGGTGAATTCTTACGACGTGATGTACTGTTTCGCGCATTCATGTCGCGTTCAATGTCGTCGTAGTTCTCCCGTATATAGTCTAAAATCTGGTTCTCTATGGCCCATTTGAAAAAGTTTAATTGTCCTAAAGTCGTTTCCATATTACTGTCATCATCCAAGGGCACCATAATACGTTCCCACCTACAAAAACTATCAAATCTCTGTTTGCTGTACGCCTTCAATTTCAATTTGTATTCATTGTATACCTTGAACCGCATCATGTCTCCCGTAACCGTCGTTACATCGTACACCGTAAAATACTTTTTCGCGTAATTGGTTACAAACCAATCCACGATACGCAGCGAAATGTTAGTTTCACCGTTAATAATAGACAGCATTTTTCGTAAATGGTCATGGTTCTCGTAAAATCGCATCAAGGTAGATAACAACAGATCATTTTGGGTTTTATGTACGTTGTTGGAATAAGACATGATTCACTATATTTTGACAATATAGAGAACCTAGAATTTATTATTTATGTTGGTTTTATGGGAAACTACATTTGGTTACCCATATTACGTTATTTAGGTTACATAAGAAGGAACCTGATTCTTCTGAGGAGAACTTTGTAAATAATTGTAGTAATATTTCATCTGATTGAATTTGAATTTTAACATAAAAATATTGACGATCACGAAACTGACGGAGAGTGAAATGATTTTATTATCTATCATCGAGTCCATGAGAAAGATGACAAGTAAAAAGAGAAACGCGAAAAAAAACTCTTGAGTAGCGACATCCGCCAATAAATTGATAAAACAAATGAAAATGACGGCATACAATACGTATCTGTTCTCTAAAATAGGTTCCATGGTTTGTTTGACTTTATATTATCTGGACAAAATATTTGGAGAACCTGTAGATATTTTTGGACCTATCATGCGATAATAATGATTTTGATAAGGAATGTTCTCATTCAAAGCTTTTTTCAATGTTTTGTCACTGATTTTCTGTTGCTTGATACAATCATATTTACACACAAATTCTTGGACCAATTCATTATCTGTATTGAATATACCAACTCCTTCTTTGTACAATATGGGTTCTCCGTACTGGTCTTCATACTCTGTGACAAGTTCGGGTTCACATTTATCATACATAACATAATAATGACCACGCGCAATGGCCCCTACTTTTACCGATGTATCTAGAGAACCTGGTTGAAATCCGTTTTCCGTCGCGGCGGTTTTTCTGTCCAAATATACATGAATTATTTGTGTTTTGTCTGCGTTGAGTTTGGAGATATATCCCAGATTTTGTGGACGTGTTTGTTTGGTGGGGGTGATTTCGTCTAATATGGTGGGGTCGTCGTCGCGATTGCGGTAAGCCCACCGGAATCCACCGTAAATTGTGTTCTCTTGGACGGCTTTTTCCAAACTGGGACGTTTCAATTTATGTTTGGATTCTTTCAAACATTCTGCCACTGATTCGTAGGTATGGACGAGTGACAGGTTCTCCGGATTGATTTTTTGTAATCGTGGGCCGAGAGTTGCCAAGGGTTGTCCGAAATTGGTGGAGGTTTTGATATCTGGTGGCGGCGCATTGATTTTTTGTTCCATCTGAGATAATCGTTGTAGAATGATGTTTTGGTTTTGGAGAACCTGTTGTAATAATTCTGTTGTATTTGTGGTTATATTAGATGTATTGGGTGTATTATGTACCACTTCTTCCAACATATGTTTGAAATCACTAGGAGTGAATTCGTTGAATTTTTGTATATTCGTCTCAATGATTCGTGTGACGATACCGTATGACAATTCTTTACCAATCATAAACAGTTCGTTTTCTTTTTCGTGGTTCGGTAAATCACGAACAATGTGTTTTCGAATGGTTTCGTGCCCATGTAAAAATTTTTCGAAGTTCCTACTTTTGATGACTGGATAACAATCCAACAATACACATTCGGGGTATTTGTTTTTATGTTCATTGTAACGACCTTCAATACCCTTGCTGCTCTCGCCGATTTTAATTACATATCGACCATTTTCAAATGATTTTACACGGATGATATAAATAAGAGGTCCGTTGGTGGCGTAATCCCGTCGCAGTATTTTTTCACGTTCGAGTAATTTGTTTTTTTCCAAATCATGTTTGTGTTTTTCCTCAATATGTTGTATTTGTGTGGTAGCTTGTTCTAATTGTTGTTGTAAAACATAAGACCCCGATAAACGTATTTCTTTAATAACATCACATATCCAATTTTGGAATTTTTCTGCGATTGGTTTTCTTGATTTGAACAATACTTTATACAACCCTTTTTCAGTGAGAAATGTTATTTCTTGATTCCCACCAAGGGTGTGCATAGTGTGCACGACCTTTTCAGTATCATCAAAATTACGAGTAGTAGAACGTATACATCCCATTTCTAAAACTTCACCGACATCACTTGCTCTAAATAAAGGACTTTCCATGGTTCCTTTGATAACAATCTCTGTGTGTAATTCATTCTCAGTAAATGCTTTTACAACTTCCATTTTAAGGCTGTTATATATACATACACACCCATTTTATTTATATTACTTTTGTAAATAATATATATATAACTGATAAACTAAAAGGGTGTATGTTTAACATACACCCTTTACAAATCAGTAAGAAATGTTATATCTTGAACACCACCAAGGGTGTCCATAGTATGGACGACCTTTGGGTATATTTTTGTATGTCACAATGTGTTTGATTTGTATTAAAATATAAATCAATCTTTTTACTGCTTTATAATATACTCATTTTTTGTATTTTCACGATTATATGTATGTCACAATATTGTACTATATATAGTGTAGGTTCTCAATTTGAGTATGCAACCCCAGCCATTCCTGACATAACGCGGAGAACGTTATAATTTACTGCGTACACACGGACTTTGGCGGTGGCGGTACCGGAGACAGTAGCGGATGAGAGCACCAATTGGAGTACGGCGTTATCAATTCGCGAGAAATTGCACGTGCCACTTGGTTGATGCTCTTCTGGGCGAAGAGCGAAGGAGTACACGTTGATACCGGTATCGGGTGCGCGGGTGTGGTGTTGGAAGGGTTGGACCACATCGAAGTAGGAACCTTCACGTTCAGAGAATCGGTCTTGGCCGTTAAGCTGTAATTTAGCAGTAACGCAAGGATTCTCGCCCCAACAATGCATGTCTAAGGCGGTCTCGGCAAGCACGAAGGTGCCGGCATCGGAGAGACCAGAGCCGGTAGTGACAGTCTGGGGAGCATCAAGGAAAGCGGGGTAGGAGACACCAGCAGATGCCCAGGCAGGGTTACCTTGGGCAGTGGTGGTGGCAACGTCAACACCACCGGCCATTTGGAAGAGACCGTTGGAGGCGATGACACCGTTGACACCAGATACTTCGCCAGGACCCCCGAAAGCATGGATAGCGTTGGGTAGGGCATCAATGGCATCTGTGTAGTTGAAGGGTTGGGCACCCAAAGTTCGGTAAAGAGTTTGGGTGGCATCAAGGGATGAGCAGTAATCGACGTTTCCATCAGGTTGGACAACCCAAATGAGTTCTTTGCAAGGGTGGTTGAAATTCAACTTGATCTTGTTACTGGAACTGCCCACAGATTCATCGCCGGTAAATTGGAGTTGCTCGAAGAGGTATTCGTGGGGGTTTTGTGCCATCTTTCTGCGCTCATCCGTATCCAAGAAAATATAGTCGACGTACAAAGATGCCGCAACCAAAGATTGTTGGTAGGCAGCAGATACGGACAAGATACCGGTAGTGGCGGAGAGGGAACTGACCGCCCACAAGCACTCACCAATAGGACGAAGATCCAAGTTGATCTTCACTTCGTGATATTGAAGAGCGATCAAAGGCAAGGCAAGACCGGGGTTGCGATTCCACCAGAAAAGAAGGGGAATGTAGAGGGTGGTCTCAGGAAGTGCGTTACGGGGAGCGCACACTTGAGTAGGACCACCAGCAGCAGCGCAAGGGCCGTTGACAGATGCGAAGGTGGGATCAGTGATGTAGGTAAGTTGGGTAGTGTTACCAATCATCTTGAAGTAGCCACGTTGTTGTTCACCAGTGAGAGTAAGTTGGTTCCAGATGTGCATCCAGTCACCGTATTGACGGTCAATGCGTTGACCACCAATCTCGACCTCAACTTGGGCAACTAATTGCTCACCGATGAAATCCATCCAACGGGCATAGACACCAGTGTTGGTGGCAGCCATGGATTGATTGATCTCGGGAAGAGTCACTTGGAGGTAAGTGCGGTAGCACAAATCACCGTTACGACTGATGGTGCAGGTAACTCGGCGACCGAAATCGGCCTGACCAGAGAAGGTCTGTTCGATGGATTCCATCGCGAAGTTTGTGTGGCGTCTGTAAGACACCTTCCAGAAAGTGATCTCAGGAGTTCCCGTGAGGAAAACGTCCTGCGCGCCGTAAGCTACTAATTGCATGAGTGCACCCCCCATATCTTATATTATACATTTGCTAAAGAAAATAATTTCTAAAGTACACATATTTTAATATTAATACAAAATCATATAAAAACATCAAAAATAATAACAGCATTTTTGTTACATATTACAATCAATCATTTTATTACATCGACAGCATAATTATTATAGAAATAATATAAAGATTAAGTCTCTAAATATATAGTAACATGTACGACTACACAATACTAGTAGAAAAATATGAAGAATTACAATAAAAGTACAATATGGTAATCACTGAATATATTTAGGAATAATATATTCGGTTAAAATGATATAGAAATTATAACCTTATATAATATATAGTATGGACATACTTAAAGCGTTCTCTCTTTGCGATAAAGAATACCCAATCAATATTCAAGGAACTATTGATGAACCACTTTTTCAAGCCAATCAAATTGGTAAATTATTAGAAATGGCAAATATCAATAAATTATTATCCAGTTTTGATAACAATGAAAAGGTTATAACCAAAAGTAGCACCCTTGGTGGAATACAAAATGTTACCTTCTTAACCGAGCGAGGATTGTATAAAGTATTGGCTAGGTCTAACAAACCCATTGCCAAGAAATTTCAAGACTGGATGGTGAATGTAATCAAGGAATTACGTCAACAAGGTGAATACAGATTGAAACAAGAACATGAAATTGAAAAAAAACTCATCAAATCACAAGAACAAAACCAAGCGAAAAAAAATACCCATAATACACTCATGGAATTTTGTAAAATGAAAAATGTGGTATATATCTGTAAATTATGCGATATATCGGAAGACACGTTTGTGATAAAAATTGGTTCAACACAAAATATAAAGGAACGATTTACGAACATCAATAATAATTACAAAATGACTCCATTGTTGTTAGACGCATTTGAGTGTGAAAATCACACTAAATTTGAAAAATGGATACGAAACAATGATTTGGTCAAACCACTATATTTTGAAATAAAAAAACAAAATGGAATTAGTGCAAGAGAAACTTTTTTGGTGAATGAAGATCAATGTAATGATATTGTAAAAATAATGCATAATGAGGTGAAAAAATTTACAAAAGATGATGTAAATTTATTGATTGAATTAGAGAATAAACGAGGTGAAAATGAAGATAAACGAAGCGAAAATGAAGACAAACGACGAATAACTGAGGAAACCATACGAGATAATACCGAATTAAATATCAAATTAGAAGAAATACAGTTACAACGAGATGAATTACAGTTACAACAAGATAAATTAAAAATAGATGAACTAAAATTACAATTAAAAATACAAGAAAACTCAATGAAAATCGCCGAAAACCATGTAGAAGTGTCGGAGAACACAATATCCCCAGAAAAAAACTCACAAGAAGAATCCAATCCGTTCCTTTACATCAAAGCCCGTGAACACACCCGTTCTCCCAAAGTATATCAATACAATGCTGAAACATTGGAACTCATCCAAATGTATGACAGCATCATCAACGTCATCCGTGAATTTCATAGTTCAAGTCCCAGTGCGTTAAAATTAGCGGCGAAAAACAACACAATATACAAGGGTTTTCGTTGGTTGTTGGTGGACAGGAACGTTACCGAAGCACCCATTTTACAACCCACAGTAGAATCGAGAACACAGTCGATTGAATACATTGCGATGATTGACATCCAACAAACCAAAATATTAAATGTATTTCCCTCACAAAAAGAGGCAGCGATGGCGCGTAATTTGGCAGGATTTTCCACCATTTCCAGAGCCATCAAACAAAAATCCATTTCGTCGGGGCATTACTGGAACCTTTTCCATCGTTGTTCGCAAGAAATGCGTGATGAATATCTGAAAACGAATACATTGCCCGAACAACATGTCAAATCCAACGGTATATCCGTCATTCAAATCCATCCAGTAACCATGGAAGAAATCACGGAATACAAATCCATCACCGAAGTACTGAAGAAATTTCAAATGTCGCGTGTTTCGTTGGTCAAAGCGGCGGAAACCAACGAAATACATAATGGATTTCGTTGGAAAATGAACGTGTAGTCTCTCTTCATATTTTCATGTTGTTATTGATAAAATCGGACAAATAATTTTCCTCAAAAATTTCACGACGATTCTCGTGTTTTTTGGTAAACACAAATTTATCCTCTTCTTTTTTCACAGTCCAACCATTATTCAATGCGTTGATAATAAATGTCATTTTTTGGAATTCAGTACGATTCATTTTTATCATATTTGGAACATCCATCGCAACAATAAAATATCATTTATTTAATTTAATGATATTTTCCGATAAAATTATATAGAATTATCACAAACCTAATAGAATAAAACAAACGTCCATATAATTTCAGTGTTTATTTCAGAACACTGTAAAAAATGGAATCGACCGCGCTTAAAAACTTTATAAGAAAACGTGACCCTAGTACACATACCATTGATAAAAAACACTCCCAAATGTTGGAACATTTCAACAAAATAGATACTGAAATAGTTCCTCAATTACGCCAAGAAGTCCTAACAATGAAAGCAGCGATTCTCGTTTTGACCGAAAAAATGGAATTAGACATCGAAAATGACGGAAAACTGGTGGACCAACGAATTGAACTCGAAGATAAAATTGCGATACTTATCTCCAGAATAAAATCCCTAAAGCGTGAAAAGAAACAGTACTTTTTGGAAAATTCGACCTATATTTTCAATTATTTTGAGGAAAAAAAACAAATTTCTTCGGGAGAAAAACAAAATGTCAATGTTCTCAATTCATTTTTTAAAGTGAAACCCAAAGAAAATGACACTACCGAACTCGCCACAGAAAATCATACCAAAATAAGACAAAATGTCAACCAATACTGGAAAAATGTGGACAACGAAATCACCAATATCCAGGATTTCGTTGTCTCAACGGATGTATGTACGTTTTGTCACCAGGGTGAATTTATTCCCCAGGACGAAGAAGGTATTTTGATTTGTAACAATCCTCTGTGTGGAAAATTCCTCAGTTACATTGTGGACAGCAACAAACCGTCTAACAAGGAGCCACCTAATGAAGTATCATATACGGCCTACATTCGCTTGAATCATTTCAAAGAAATTTTGTCGCAATTTCAGGCCAAGGAGACCACACAAATACCTGAGAACGTCATTGAAGACATCAAGCGTCGCATCAAAAAAGAACGTATCAAGGATTATGCGAAGGAACTCAATTACGATAAAATGCGCGAGATTTTACGTAAATTGGGCTATAACAAATATTTCGAACATATTCAGTACATCAATTCCATCTTCGGAATTCGTCCGCCCATCATGAGTGATGAACTCCATGAAACCTTGTGTGTGTTATTTATTGAAATACAGAAACCTTGGGCACTTCATTGTCCACCTGACCGTACCAATTTTTTCAATTATACGTATACTCTTTATCAATTATGTGTTTTGTTGGACCAGACACAGTATTTACCGTACATTCCTTTGTTACGTGATCTCATTAAACAGCGACAAATGGACCTCATTTGGAAGGAAGTGTGTGCGGAATTGGGATGGCAGTATTTTCCGACTGTATAATTTTTACCGTTTTTCAGGAGAGGACCTAACAGATTTACGTGTTTTTCGCCCGTATTTACAATGTTGTCGTTGGGAGAACCCACGTGGTTTGCGACAATTAATGCTGCGTTTGTATTTCGCCGACCATTTGCGCTTTGTTGTACGTAACATCTTATTATAATAATATGTTATAAATTTCCATCGTAAAATAAATGGACGTTCTCAATGGTTTTGTTGGTTTTATGTTCTGGATGGGACCAATACTGGATTTGTTCACATAAATTATCTAGTCGTTTTTTCCACTCTTTCATTTTGGTTTTTTTTACAGCACATGCCCCTGTCTTGTCTGTACCCCAACAAGAAGATATGTTAGTACCGTCTAGGGTAATGTATCCGTCGGGATTGAAACGAATGAATACTATCGGGCGATGCCCCAAATCTTGGGATATTTCCATGATACGTTTGTTCTCACAACTACAATCGTAATCGGTGTGTTGGTTCTCGTCTACTTCGATGATAATGATTTGGTAACCCAAATCAAGGAGTAAGTCGGGACGGCGTTTGGAACAACCCTCTTGTACTTTTTTGTCGGCTACCCAAGAATGTGTTTCAATCGGAAATTGTTCCAAGACATGTTCAACAACATTTCGTTCTTTGGTTTTGTAATTTCTTGCGTTGGGTTTGTCTGGAAACATATAAATAAAACAACGAGCACAATACCCGTCATACTTATCCGTGGCACGAATATCACAAAGATGGGTTAAACATTTTGGATGTCTCACATCTACCATATTATGTTGTTTGTGTTTGAAACAGTATAGTCCGTTTTTTTCACATTCGGTATTGAAATTCGGATGTATTTGACATCCTTCAAAATTACATATTTTACTAACAACATTTACCATGTTATTACGTTTATGTAATTTACATAATATTGGTTTTGTTTCTTCTTTTACGTTATATGTTGGACGAATGACACACCCTTCAAATTGACACGTATTATGACGAACATCAAACATATTTTCCAATTTATGTAAACTACAAAACCTTCCGTACTTTTGGTTTATGAAATTATATATTGGATATATATCACATCCATCAAATTCACATTTTTTTGAACGGATACAAATCATATTATCTAAAGAATGTTTACTACAATACAATGCTTTTATTTCACCTTTATAATTGAACGATGGTTGAGAGTTACATCCATCGAAAACACAGTGTTTGTTGATAACATCAACCATTTCGGTTGTTTTATGGACTAAACAATGCGAAGGGGTTTTGTTACCATCTGTGTTAAATGAGGCTAATTTTTGACATCCATCATAAATACATCGTTTACTGATTGTATTGTACATATTTGGTAATTTGTGTATTTGACAATAGATTGGCGTTTTTAAATTCTCAAAATTATATGTTGGTCTCTTAAGACACGATTCAAATATACATGTCACACTGATAACATTTATACAATTATCTGGTCTATGTGTTGCGCAAAAAGATGGTTTTTTTTCATTAGGCAGATTGAAATGGGCGCTAATAGTACATCCCTCAAAAATACATTTTCTTTTTTTAATATTCAACATATTAGGTAAACGGTGCTCCGCGCAATACAACGCTGTATTTGTTAAATTCGGTATATTAAATGATGGTACACGAGAACAACCGCCCGCAAAAATACATTTTTTAGTAATTTTTATTCTTTTAGGTTTCGGAATAATTTCTTGACAAACAACAATATTTTCCATTATAATATTACTAAAGGTTTTATTTTTAAATACTTTTATTTAAGTATTATTTATTTCATATTCTTTCAATTTTTTTTCTTTACGGTTTTGATAAGCGGTTCTGCGATACTCTTTTAATTTATCGGGGTTCTCTTCCGATAATTTTTTTAATCGTTGGTTGGCTTTTTCTATAACAGTATCTTTATTGTTTTCATAATAAGCCTTTTGTACATTTTTCAATTTTTGTAACTGTTCTTTCAAAGTATCATTTTCTTCTTCTAACAATCGTATTTTTTCCAATAATTTTTCTGGGTCCATTATACAATAATATAAAGACATTTATTTTTATATCATTTCACAATTATTTTGTTACCATGTATGCTGTTACATTCTAGGAAAACCCACAAGATTAGCCCCAATTCCAAATCCAGCTCCGCCCCTTGCCGAGGCCGCCATACTAGGAATGAAGACATCCAACACAGAGAAGGTTGCGGCGGCCATTAAGGCGATGATGACGACTTCTTCGATGTTCAATTGTTTCTTTGGGATGACGTAGGCCGCGATGGCGACCATGATACCTTCAATGATGTATTTGATGGCGCGCTTGATCAATTCGCTAAAATCAAAAGTGAGTCCGCTCATTCTATTATGAATATTATATTATAACCAAACAAAAAAATATATATCATGTGAAACATACTTAAACAAAAATTATACTAAATACATATCATTGAAAAATGTCCTTGCCCTTTGAGCGTAAAAATTTGCCCGATGGGTCCCCCAATCCTAAATACATTGATTTATGTGATGAAGATGCTCCCCTCGCTGGGCAAAAATTTGCCTGTATGTCGTTTGTTTCCCCCGAAAAGATATTGAAGAAACGCGAGGTCTTCTTATTCGACCAATTTGTAAAGCAATGGGATTTCACGAAATCCATGTCAAAGTTCAAGGATTTTCTAAATTTTTTGTCCTACAAGTACAATTTGAAGGTTGATGACATCATTGCGGACTTTAATGATTTTACCAAGGAGGAAGAGTCTAAACTCAAGGAGAATACGGTGGAAGATGACTACAAGAATTTTATGGATAACAATGAAGATTCGCTAAATGAAAAATTTCAACGCGCCCATGCGTTTCAAACATCTTCACGGGGTCTCAAAATTCGTGGTGTGTATCCCACGCAAGATGAAGCCGAATTTCGGTGCAAAAAACTCCGTGAAGTAGACCCAAATCACGATATTTATGTGGGACCGGTAGGGATGTGGATCCCCTGGGATCCAGATGCATACAAGACAGGACGCATTGAGTTTATGGAAGAAGAACTCAATCAATTACATAATGAGAAAATTAAGAACGAGACCAAGGCTAAAGAAGAATTTGAACGTCGTGTGATGGAGACAAAGAAAAAGGCAATTCAAGAGAACATTGAATTGGCTAAAAAGAGTGGCAATGTATTGACTCAGACCCTGAATGAGGATGGTCAACTCATTGGAGTGCGTGAGACGGTCAATTTTGACGAACGTGAGGTGGCTGAGAAAGATGCTAATATTAATATTCGCAACGAATTGCTAAAGAAAGCGGCTGAAGCTGAAGGAGTGGAGAACATCAATATTTAATTTTTATTCTGGATTAGGTTGCATTAGGGTTTACCTTTTCGTGAAATCGATTTATTTCTATGAATAACGTAACCTCCTCTTCTACGATTTTTACGGGTTCGTTTGGATGACCTTCCACCTTTTTTAGTATAAGGCATCTTACTCTTCATCCAATTGAACATACCCATAACACCATTCTTTATTTTTGTTGATGTTGATACAGGTTCTGCTGGTGCCATTGTTGCTGGTGCCATTGTTGCTGGTGCCATTGTTGCTGGTGCCATTTTTACTAGTGGTTTTATTGGGTTTTTATTCATTTTATATAAAATACGCATATTATATAAAATCTTATCATGTTCCAATACAAAAATAACAATCGCCTTGAAATACCACGCGATTCTTGATACTACGACTCATTTTGGCCGCGCAAATTTTCTCGGCTTCGGCCGCCTTCGCTATCGTATCCCATGTTCCCAACAATTCGTTGGTGTCCACCATCCTTTTTTCCACCTTTTTACCTGTAGACGATGTCGTTTTACCAATGGTATCAACGTCTTTTTTTAGTATGATACCATAATAGCCTTGTCCACCACCATTGTTTGCCCAAATCGTAGTATACAACACATAATTGGTGGTTTTAAGGTATGATTTTAATTCTTCGGTTTCGTTTCCGGTTTCCGGTTTTTGAAGCATGGTTTTCCATTTTTTATATTCTTCCGCCAAATCGGAGAACAACGTCTTACCACTGGGTGAAAAAATACACGCATGATACACAAAATTCTGAACATCACTTGGTGTTACTGATTTTTTGTATTCAATTTCACGCAATTTTACACCCACATATCCATTAATAACATTTTTTTGATTTTGTTGCTTCAAACGTGATGGTTTAAAACGTGTATCCAAATACGTTTTAAACGCATGGTACACTTCTTTCGATGCCGACTGGGCAATGATACGGTATTGACCGATGATGTCGGTGGTGGATACTTCTACATCGTCGCGAACAATGCAATGTTCTGTTACAAATTTCTCAAATAATTGTGTTTTTTCATTACTATTTGTATTGTTGATTGTTGGATTTACTTCATATATTTCTTCCGTTTGTGTAGCCATTTCGCGTGAAGATACCTTTTCTTTGATTTGATTATCGACCACCTCCAATTCATGCTCGTATAATTGCGACAACTTCAATTGACGTTCTCCTTCGTTGGATAAAGTAAAGAGTTTGATGGTATTGACGATGCGTAACACCATCATCTTGGCTTCTTCGACATCTAATTGGAATACCTCGTCCTTGATTTGATATTTGGACAACATTTGGTGAATGAAATTTTCGACGGTTTTCACATTTTGGTCGTAGATTTCTACCGATAATTCTACTTTTCCATGTTTACAAACCTGTTTGTAGGGTTTAATGCGACTATGAAGATTGATTGTGTAACCTATTTTCAATTCGGGTTTGGGAGAACGTGTATCAATGTTATAAATGTAAATCATCGGCACATTATCACGTTTTTGTAACAATTTATTCTCTTCTTCTAATTGAGTGTTTTTTTCTTCTATTTGTTGTTTTTCATTCTTGGTTTGTTCCAATTGTTGTTTTAATTCGTCACTTTCTTCTTGTACCATTTGATGTAACATTTCTTCCAATTTTATAAAATATTCGTGAATTTCATTCGCTTTTTTTGTTGCGGCTTTGATACAAAATAATTTAAAGGTTTTAATATTTAACATAATTTGTTCCCGATTGTAACCTCCTCTTCCCTCTTTTTTTTGCTCTCGCGATTGCGAGAGCAAACATTTATAGTCTTTATCACAAGTAAAATATTTTTCCAAACATGTCTTAGCATGAGCTTTTTGACTAAAACCTAACCATTGCCATACATTATCCAAATCAATAACAAAATCATTGGTTGGATGATAATTTAGGTAACAATAAAACGAGGAAACGAACAATTGTTGTTGTGTTTCTGAAAAGGTTTCTTGTATTTTTGTCAAAAGATGATTATTATAAGTGTTTGAAAGTTTGGTGATAGGGTTTGATTCGATCAAATGTACAATATTCAGAGAGCAATCCATGATATTATATATTATAAAACACTATTTCTTTATATTACTTTTACTTTTAAATAATAAAAGTATTTATATATTGATTTTATGAATCATTTTTTGATAAAAATTGTATGATGTAAATACTGTTTATATGATAAACTAAAGGGTGTATGTTAAACATACACCCTTTACACCTGTGTTCTTGCTCTGCCGATCGGAAGATCAAGAACAATTTACCAATTGGATTTTTTCACTTTAATATTGCCACCTTTGCTGGCTTTTTTGGACTGATTTGGGTCATAAGGTGGGTCGTCGTCGTCATCTGCCATGTTTTTGGACATTTCCCAGAATTCTCGGTTACCTAATTTGAAGGGCGGATGGTGTTCTGCCTTGTACCAGAAGACCTGGTCAGCGATGTTGTTGGTTTTAGCGTTATTATTCAATACCATACACTCATAGTTCGCGGTGGTAGCATCAAGCACACTACAAAATGCCTCAAATGTGGGAAACATACTGGCATAGTTGTCATAAATTTTTTTTCGATTATTTAAATATGGCTCACGTAATATGAAGACATAATCAATATTCGTTCGCAAATTTGGAGGTATTCCGAGCGGATACTGCATTGTAATCACTAACATTACCTTCCAATGACGTCCATTCATGAAAAGCATACGCATCATCTTATCACGTGTCCATGATTGGTCATACAAGCAATCATCCATAATGACAAAGGCGCGAGGATCGATCGTGGTTTTCTTATACGTTTCCAACTCGGTTTTCACCTGTCTTAATACTGTTTTTTGACGACGCAGTACGTTCTCTATCAATACTGTGTTGTATTCATCATGAATAAATAATTTAGGAACATGCTGTGCGAAAAAACCATTCACCGCCTCACTTCCAGATATAACCGTTCCAATCGGAATATCCTGATGGTAGAACAAAAGGTCACGTACTAGATAAGATTTACCTGTATCACGACGACCGATTAATACCACTACTGGTCCTTTGTTCTCATCTGGACGAAATGTAATCGATTTCATATCAAATTTTTTTAGTTCTAATGTCATTTATACCTAAATATGTAGGAATGAATAAAACAGATATATATTCGTGATACATTTTACGTGATTGTCTTTTCCGCGTTTGTAGATTTTTATGTAGCGGATAGAAATGAGAAAAAATATATGTGAACCGATTATATTGTTTCATGTCATCAACAAAAATAGAACTCGGGTATGTAAAACGTACATTAATAGACTTGAAACATTTAGAAGAAACATATAATTATGTTCCATCCTTGGAAGACATGGAGAACGAGTATCAACCACTTAGTATTGAAAAATTACAGCAATATCAACCCATTTATTCTCTTTTTTTTGATATGACCGCAAACAATTACAATTCTATTCAATTGAATAGCCAAAAACTGATTGTTAATATGAATACTATTTTGGATATGGTTACTAATACCACATCATCTAAACAAATATTCATTAAATATTCCCCCCTATTTGATCCCATTAAGTACATGATTGGAAAATACAATGGCAATATCTCATTAGAAAACTTGGTTTTACCAACATTACAAGGAGGTACTAGTACCAATCTATCTCAGGACGTATCTTCGCAACCAAATGAATTTGATGTCCTACAGACATCTAACAACGAAGGACAAAGTCCTGAGTTGTTTGTAGAAAAGGTTTCAATGAGCACAGCAGACGCAAACTCACGAAAAAAGATGGATTCCATATACAACGCATCCTATGTTGATGGATTTTTCTGTTATCTTTCGAGTAAATTATTAAATCAGCATGGATTCAAACATGCTATTGATTATTACGGGTCATATTTGGGAATACAAAAACAATATAAAATGAACATTGTGGATGATTACGATTATTTATTAAATTCCACATTTTTTAATAAAAACCTGAATAAATTGTTTAAAACGACCCACAACGATTTTATTCATTCTTACTTAAATAAAAATTCGCGTGCCAATCGTCATAAATTGAATATGGATCCAACAACAATATCAGAAGATGATGTATTGGATTTAAATATTGAAGAATTGGTGGATTTTCCCGTAGCTGAGAAAAATCTCCTAACAACGATGGTCGAAGGACAAAATCAGGAGAAGTTTTCTTTAGAAGATTTGGAAATGGATGATTCGACGCTGGACAATGTTTATGAGCAATCCGAACAAAAATACGAACATAAATCGGATACATCTGATAGTGATAACAATTACAGTTCGGAAGAAGAGACGAATAGTGTATCTGAAGATAACGATGATGAAACATCCGAAGAAAATTCTCAGGAATCAGAAGAGGAGAACGAACCCGAAAATATTTACGCTTATATTCATGACTTTCCAGTACAAATGATATTCCTGGAAAAATGCGACGGAACCCTGGATGAATTGTTTGAATCCGGACTGGAAGAAAAACACGCAGCAAGTGCCCTCTTCCAAGTAATCATGACATTAATCGTCTACCAACGAGCTTTCCACTTTACCCACAATGATTTACACACCAACAATATCATGTATCAAAATACGGAAAAAATGTTTTTGTATTACAAAAATCAAGGTGTCATATATAAGGTTCCTACTTACGGTAAAATATTTAAAATCATCGATTTTGGACGCAGTATTTATCATTTCCATGGACAACGATTATGTAGTGATAGTTTTTCACCAGGGGGTGATGCGGCAACACAATACAATTGTGAACCATATTTCAATGAGAACAAACCACGTATTGAACCCAACAATAGTTTCGATTTATGTCGATTAGGTACGTCTATTTTTGATTTCATATTCGATATTGATGACCCCAATCACGACCGGAAAATAACGCCTCTACAAACCACTATTTTGAGGTGGTGTTCTGATGATTCAGGAAAAAATGTTCTCTATAAGCGTAACGGCGAGGAACGTTATCCCAATTTTAAACTCTATAAAATGATTGCAAGGAATGTACATAAACATACCCCACAAGCACAATTGGAATTCCCCTTTTTTAAACAATTTAAATTTATGGGTAAACCATCAAAACCAATAAAAGACATGATGAATATCGACCTTATACCCAAGGCATAAAAATACATAAAATACTAGGTTTTTTATGTATCATGATTAATCTCTATTCTGGGTTAGGTTGCCTCAACAGCCCTTTGGGCTGTAAGGTTGAGCCCCCTTTGGGGCTCTGACCCTAAGGCAACCTACACAGAATTGGATAGGCTTTATTCTGATCATATTGTTAGCATAATCGAACTATGTTCGATTATGAAAAACAATCCGGCCAGAATAGAGATTAAAATGTGGGTGTATCTGTGAAAATATCGGGTGTTTTCACAGGCATAGTGCCCATGCCGCCTGTGGTTGAAATTCCAAACCAATCCGAAATATGATCCTTAAATTGGAAATATCCCCAGATCGGAACAAACGCACATCCGGCAACAATGAATGCGTCACGAACAACAGTTTTCAATGGTTTAAGTTCGTTTTCAATAAAACGCATTTCGGTTATTTTTACGACAATAAACAAAACCGCAATGGTAATGGTCAACAACAAAACGTTCTCCATAATATTATACAAAATCACTAAATAATATATATTATGGCTAAACGCAACAAAAATATTATTATATATTTGTTGTTCGTTCTACTATTCTTTTGTGGAATTTTGTATTTAGCGTTTTACCGAAAAAAAACCGAAGAAGCAATGGTGAACTTCAATAGTGAAGAATTAAAAGAATTCTCTTATGGAAACGACAAGACAAGTCATATTCCTAAAATCATTTGGACGTTTTGGTCAGACTCAACAACTAACTTCGAAGGACAACGTCCGGAGAAGTTTGGAGAGGGAGTTGATAATGTAGTAGTTAATATGTGTATCGATTCTTGGAAACATTACAATCCGGACTATGACATTCGTATTTTGAATAAATCCAATTATTCAGAATATGTCGACATAGATGTCAGTAAAATACAACATTCCAATGACTTTATAGCAAGATTTGCGGATTATGTGCGCTGTCTTGTTTTATCCAAATATGGGGGTTTTTGGATTGATGCTTCGATAATTTGCCATCACCCTTTTTCGTGGGTTCACGCCATACAAAACAAAACAAAAGTAGAATTTGTTGGATATTATATTGGCGATGTATTAGATAACAAATATCCCGTCATCGAGAACTGGTTTTTCGCATGTATACCAAATTCACAGTTCATGAATGATTGGTCGGACGAATTTTTATCTACTGGAAACCACAAAACGATTGAGGATTATTTGAAAGATGTCGGATCGCAAGGAATTGACACTAGCAAGGTACAAATACCTGATTATTTAACCATGCATGTATCTGCTCAAAAAGTCATACAAAAAAACCCCAAAAAATACGATATACTTGTTTTTGCGGCTTGTTCTGGCCCTTTAAAATATTTATGTGACGCAAATTTTCATGATGAAACCGCTGTAAAAAACCTCCTGGACCCGGAAAAACACTCTACCTATCACAAATATACTTTTGTCAAGATATGCGGTGGCCAACGAAAAATTTTGGAAACATACAATAAAACCACTTTACTACCGGCGTTCTCCAATGTGTAAATATTTGTGTTGTATCTATAATTCCTCAATGTCGTCCAAAAACACTTCTTCGGAGCTTTTGGTTACGCCTTTATCAAAGTCAAATATATCTAAATCCCCTAAATCGACCGCATCAGTATGTATCTTGATACGTTCCTCTTCATCGTCATCATCCTCCTCTTCCATTTTTCGTTGAATCGCCCGTGACGTACTAATCTCTTCCAAACGTTCAATGTTTTTGGGCGCTTCGATTTCGTCCACTTTACCGGTGGACGTGTCCAAAACGCTGTCAAAATCGTTGAATGATAATTTTGTCATGACAGGTTCATTGTCTATGTTACTGATAGCAGGAACAATCTCGGGTGGTACTTCTTCTTCTAATTTTTTCGCCAGTGCCTCAGTATCTTCCTTCGATATAGTATCCGTAGTATCACTGTCTTTCTTGGTCTCTGTATCTTCAGGGTCTACAATGTTCTCCACAATAACTTCCTCTTCTATTTCCATACTCTCATCCGTATACGCGCGAATAATCTCCTCAGTAGGAATACTTTCACGAATCGTTGACAAAATACATTCTTGAACAATGATTTCAAATTCGCGGTTGTTTTTTTGAATAAGTAAGGGTGTAACGCTACCGCCACGCTCAAACAAATATACATTCATATATGTTTTGCGGGCAACATTGATGTATGCCTTGTGTAAGAAATTATCCAATTTAGGTATGGAAATATCAATCTTTTTTTGTTTATTACCCACTCGTACGCAGGTAAGAACTTTCAAATGAATAATATGAACACATGTAATTAATTCTTCTAAATAATTACAACCTGAACGTTCAATAATACGTTTACGTTCTGTTTCAATGGTATTGCCATTCCATTTCGGTATGTGACTAATTAAATTTTGGAAATGCATCAAGTATTTATCGACTTCTTGATTGTCTACACACATTTTGACAGCCTCATTGAAAATGGACTTGACACCTTCAATAATTAATGGTGTTAATATACCGACTAGGCGAGCACACAGTTCATCGCGAGATTGATATAAATTAGAGGGTTGAAAATCGTCCATTCCTATATCTGTATACAGACGATTTTTTTTACGCATTTTAACGATTCTATACAGGAACCCTACAGGAACCCTACAGGAACCCTACAGGTTCCTCGTACGCTCCTCCGCCAGGAAATGCCCCTACGGGGGCATGACAGCACGTTAATTATCGCTGTCCTACAGGAAGGAGGGGTCAGAGACCTCCAAAGGGGGTCTCAACCCTTGAGCACCGAAGGTGCTCTGAGGGGCGTACGGGAAACATTGGATCCCCGTAATTTCGTTCAACATATAGAG